TCGACCTTGCCTATTCCTTGTCCGAAGACTATCAGTGTGATGTGAACATTCACTATAACCACACTGGCACAATCTACACCACTGTTTCTAACTACTGAGGCACACTGATGTTCACTCAAGACGAACTCTCTGCTATTGCTGACCTGATCACTTTTCATGATGATTGGAATGAAGTCTCCGAAACTGTTGGCATTGATGTAGAGAAACTCTACGATAAAGTGATTGCTCTGATGTCCTACAACACACAAGGTTGATCTAATTATGAAACTCCAAGTCACAAACATTCGTTTCGATTTTGATGGTGATGATGAGATCAGTGATGATGAAAAGATTGACATAACTGATGAAATTACAAATACAATTTGGGACGTAATTGATGAGGATGATCTAGTTGAAGAGATCACAAATGCAACTGGTTGGTGTGTTAGTTCTATCAATTACGAGGAAGTTAAGTGATTGAGTTTCTCGCATCTACGATCATCGCTAACAAGCAAGCACATGCAATTCAAAGTGCGGAAGATATAAACAAGGTGTGCTCTTACATTGTTGGAATCCCCTACGCTTCTGACAACTTCGATGATAGCGAATGGAAACGATTTCAGTTATGCAGAAAACTTATCAATAACAATTAGACTCATAAGCAGCACTGATCAAAGAATCTCTGGTTTTGTATCACCACGAACTACGGGGATCTGCCAGGTGCCCTATATTTGATTCATACCAAACAACCCGAGCAAATGCATCCCTACTTCACCACCTCTTTCGCTGACCGTGAGATGTTTGCTTATAATTCTGCCTATCAAAAGCAGCAAGCAGAGTTACAACGTATTCTCTCACATCCCGAGACTCGTATTAAATATGCTTTTGAGTTTATTGTGGGTGCTGATGATGGTATGCGTAGCAAGTGTTACGATGCTATTGCAAAGTACAGTGCCCAACTTGACTACTCCGAAGCACACTTCTGATTCCTGATTCACTCTTACTCTTCCAAACAAATGTACACTCTGATCACCTTCGGTTCTAATCAACAACTCGCACAGAGTTGGTGGAATGCTAGGACCAAATATGACACTCAACGTAGTGCGGAACGTGCTGGTCTTAGTTGTATGCCAATCGCAGGCACTTTCGGTTATGTTGTTGTCTTTGAGTTTGGTGAAACTTCCTGGGTTGTTGTAGACGACATGATGCCCCCTACAGCATCAGTTTGGTTCGAAGATGGTGAGTTTCATGTTCAACCTGCTCCTAAACTTGCACTGGTCTGATGATGTTTAATGTTCCTCTCCGTTATACTCTCACTTTCATATTCCTGATCTGTGGAATGGCAGCATGGCAGGTTTTTCTCATTCAACGTGATAACAAACTATTCAAGGCATATGATGCACGAATGGAGCAAATCCGTCAACTAGAAAATCAATAATCTCTGCTTATCAGACTCATAAGCAGCACTGATCACCCAACCCCTTGACTTTCCCCCCAAAACCTGCCATACTATGTTCATCGGGGTTGAGAAAGACCCCACACACAAATCACCTCAAATGACTGTTACTTTCCAAACCAACATGACCGACACCACCTACAACGGTTGGACGAATTATGAGACCTGGAATGTTAGTCTCTGGATTCAAAATGATCAGAGTCTGTATGATTTTGCAAAGGGTTGCACTGATTATAACGAAGTGATCGAAGGTTTGTATGATTGTGGTTCGAAAGAAACTCCTGACGGTGTAAAGTGGAACGATTCAAAGATCAACCGCTTCGAACTCAACGAAATGCTGCAAGATCTCTGATACAAAGATGCCCAAAACTCTCACCTGCAAAGCACCTGACAAAATGAAATTGATTGTTCTCGTGTTTGCTCTCCTGATGGTAATCTCTCCACAAATCAGATACACTGCAGGCACACTACTTCACACCACTGCCGACATTCTTCAAAACAACTGATGAACACTCTTTTCATACTTCTCGTCCTCTGTTGTATCATCTCCAAAGGATTTCGTAAGAATGCAGGTGATTTCTTCATCTGGGTTGGTAACACTCTCAAAGGAGAAAACGAATGAGTAGGGAACAACGAATCAAGAATATCATCAAGACAAACAACACCCCAATCCGTCAAATCTTGTTCAATAACAAACCCACAAACAAGAACAAATGACGAAAGACCTTTACACTGAAATCACCAAATCTCCTGACATGAAAGACACCTTCGACCGTGATTCTGTTCTGCAAGACTATGCCGAGCAGGTTGTAGATACGATGGACATGGAAACACTTTGTGCATTTGCCATGGATACAATCATGGAGAGAATGAGTCAGTTCAGTGATAACGAGATTGTAGAAGAGGTGAATGAGTATTATCCTGAACTGCTCGAACAGTATAACATTGATCCCGACATCTATATCTGATGAACTATACTGACCCTTGCACATTAGCATTGCAAACTGATAAACAACTCGATCAACTCTTTCGAGAGATTGATACAATGTACAGGGATACATTGTGTGTAGAGGAACAACTCTCCAATGATGAATACCTAGACAAACTTGATAGGAAACTGTATGAACAATCCAATTCTTACTAATCTCAACAGTGAACAACTCAGTGAAATCATCATGGAGGAATTGATGGGAATGAGTGATACGGAAGTCGAAAAGTATGCAGAGGACCTAGTTGCGGAACTTTTCCACAGTTTTTGTTAATTTTGTGGAAAAACTTGTGGAAAAAGAAATAGGTAAAAGAATATAGGGTAGGTGTTTGTTGTCTCTTGTAAATGTGCTGGGTTGATGTAAGTTAAGCCGACAATACCACGAAACTCCGAAATTGTCAAGATTCTCCCCCATCAGGATCACTTATCACCCCCATAAGCAACACTTATCTAAATCCCTCTAAAATCGCTTGACAGACCCCCCCAAATGCCCTATAGTAAGTTCATCAGGGGGAGAGGAAACGACCTCTCTCCTGCCCCTTCCACCCCTCGCTGATCGCTCCCATGCGTAAGATCGAAAAACTGATGAATGCTGCCATCACCAACGGCAAAGATTTCAAACTCGCTAACACTGAAGTCGCTAACGTTGACGGTGTGAGTTATGTCTACCTGCATGGCAACAAAATTGCTGAGGTTGGCAATTCGTTCATTCGTCTCTATGACGGGGGTTGGCAGTCAGTTACAACTAAGTCCCGTCTGAATGCTATTCTTCATGAGCATGGATTGCCTGGAGAGGGTATCTTCCAAAAGAAATTCGAGTGGTTTGTGAATCTTCGTACTTCTGGTGGCATGGATACAGTTCCCTTCTTTTCTTCGATGCGTCTGGCATAGTCTCAGACTGTCCTGGTGATGACATTAAAAGCACCACATTTCACACTAACTAACACCCACTCAATGTCTACGAAACAATTTTACGTTTCAATCTTGGATCAATTCGCTAACACTGGTGACGAACTACTAGCACTCCTCGATGCTATTGAGACAGGTGCAGTCTCTCAATATCAGTCTAACTGAGCAACACACACTAACTAACAACGAAACGAACTCATTATGTCTAAGCAAGTGATGATCTCCATGCTTCGTCAGGGTGGCAACGGTCAGGAAATTCTCAGCATTCTCGACTCTATCACCTCTGACAGTGTGAGTGCCTTCGATTATGTCGAGTCTCCCATGATTGAGTCTGCTCTGGGTCTTCCTACCTTGACAGAGATCGACTTCTGATGTATACTGAGGGGGTGCTAGATACCCCCTCCCCCGACTATAAAAGGCAAGACACTGTTAATCTATAACGGTCCCTAGTACCCCCCCTCGATATATCTCAAATTGTTTTTCAAGTACCTAGTGTCCCAAAATTTTCTCGGGGGTAAAATTCCCTCCCAGGATTTTCGTATAACTATTAATGAATTGGAGTCCCCTATGAAACTGCGTAATCAGAAGAAACTTGTGAGTGTCACCCTGACTGCTGAGGAAGTGGATCTTCTTATCAGAACCCTCCAACCAATTGCAGAGGAAAATGGGAATGTTGACACACTTCTCACTGAGGTGAAGCTTCAAACAGTGTGGAGAAATGACAAATACATCGAATGATATATAAATCATAAACGATGACTATATGAACATGTCAAAGAAATTCATTGTAACACTCGAAGAAGACTCAGAGGGCAATTTACTGTGCCCTATCCCAGAAGAGATCATCGAAAATCTCGGATTAGGAGAAGGTGATCTCTTGGACTATGAACTAGATGGTGAGAGTATTATTCTCACTCCTGTAGTTGAAGAATAAAAACCATTATGTACAGAGAATCCATGGATGAAGTGAAGATGGCTCCCACTATGCCTGAGTTTGAGGACAAGTGGGAGGAGAATGAGTATTGTCATGGAATCATTGCTCAGGCACTGAACAATCTAGCGGATCGAATTGCAGCGATTGAAGAGTTTCTGAAAAAGTTCCCTGAACCTGGTCCGAATATGATTCAGTATAAACCAGAGGGTCAAGAAAAACACTTAAACATTAGGGAAGTCTTTGATGATCTCTATGACAGACTAAATACACTTGACGATAGAAACAAGTGAAGTGCCAATTTATATTGAAGAAACAAAACGAGGTTATCCAGATCCAGTAGATACTGATACTGCAGATATTGAATTATACGGAGAGGGTAAGGGTAGTTATATCTTAGGTAAAGATGAGGTCTTCTATATTGGAGACCCAGAAGATGTTGTTATTGAAGGTACAGCAGAAAGAAAAAAGATCTTTCGTTGGTATAACGGAAAGTTTGTAGATCATCTGTATACTAACGATCCCGATGAGGAGCAACGAAAATATAACCGTGAACCAAGGAGTACGCAGGGATATGTATTCACAGTAATGCGGAAGAATGTGAGTGGATCAGTTCCACTGTATAGACATTATTCTTCTACTAATACTGATACAAAATTATCATTGAATGCATCCGAGAGTGGATACACTCAGGTGAATAGACTTGGGTATGTATTTACCTCATACAATGCCGCTATGGTATATGCGAATACCGTAATTGGTGAGGTAGCAAAACCAGTTTATTCATATTACAATTCTCCATCTGCGGATAGTTTCTATACATTAAATCCACAAAATGAAGTTAATTTACAAGAATACTTTTCAGGTCCATTAGGTCCACCGTTTCCTGGTGCAGATAATCAGAGTCCAGATAAAGGTGATGCATTTACTTACACTGGTATTCTATGTTGGACATTTGAAAGAGTTTCTGCTACAGATACCCGCAGAATTATTGAAGTTGGTAAACCACAATATGCAGGATCAGAATTTACATATGGATGGTTATCTGATGTGAATGGTGGTACTGCTCTAGGTAATACTCCTACTTATTGGACGTTTGGTAAATATTCATTCTTTGCACAGGGATTTCAGATTAACGATGATCGTGCTAACTTCACATTCCTATATGGTGAATTTGGTCCTGTAAAAGCAGCAGTACCAAGATTCCTGAACTATAAGTTTCTGTATGATTCCCAGTTCTTCTATTACCTATACGATACTTCAGAACCTTGGAATGGTCCCATGTTTGGGGTTCGTATGCAAACAGATAGGAATAGTGAAGGTAACTGCTGTATTCCTTCGGGAGCAATTCAATGTCCACTTACTGATCCACATATTTACAGATATTATTATCAACCAAGAGCAAATACTTGGAACACAAAAAGAACTAGAATTTATAGTGATGTAAAGAATGGAGAAGGTGAGGACCAAAACATCTTAACAGCAGGAACAAAGGATAAGATTGTATTCTTCAGATATACTGCTGGATCCTTTAATGCTGTTGAGGGTGATACTGTAAATGGTTGGAGAATCACGGAGCATCGTTACATGGGTGACGAATTATCAACTGGATTCATTCGCATCTCTCCAATTAATGAAGGAGTGGATGGGAGTGAGTTCCAGTATGGAACCGTATACAGTACAAGTAACACACAATATCCTTCTTCATTTGTGGCACTATCTGGTTGGGGAATACCAGATAAAGCAGCAATCTTTGGTGTGTATGAATTTAAAAAAGTTGTGGGATATTATCGTATTGAATTACATCCAGATGCAGCAATTCCCAGAAGAACAATGGATGAGGCAGTGATTGAAGCAATCGTAGATAATAATGGTTCAGTCTCGGGTTTGGAGATCATTAATCCTGGATTTGGTTACAGTGTAAATGCAAGGGTGGAGATCATGCCACCACCGAATGAGAATACAACTGCAGAAGTTTCAAATGCTAGAACGTATTATCTCAAAAGTGAAATTGCAGATACCACTGGGTCAAAGGATACATTCAACTGGGGTTCTACTAGTTCAGATTATAGCACAGTTGGCACCATGTCAACAAGTCAGTTAAAGAATGGTGTAAAACTTAAAGATACGGCAATTAAGATAAGACCAGCAGAAGTTAAGGTAACCCAACTTTCCCAGGATGGATGCATTCTTGAATGTCAGGTGATATCAGGTGGTAGTGGTTATTCAAAGCAAGTTAAACCACAGATAATTGTGTATGATCCAAAGAAAAACGATTTTGATGAATCACCAGCCACACGATCAAACCCAGATCTAAATGCCACAAGTAAAAGTTCAAAAGATCAAATCGGCAAAATGACATCAAACTTTTCTAGTGTCAATCTAGATACTTCAGTTATAGATCAAGCATTATCTTCTGCAACTGAAGCATTTGATGGGGGAGTGACTGGTTCAGTCTATACTGGATATATTAAAGGTATTGCTGAACTAGATCCAGAAAACACTATGGAAATGTGTCTAGGAGTTCCAGGTACTTGCGTACAACCTTTATTCCAAGTAATGAATCCCCTAGATCATTATGACTCTAAATTCTTTTCTAATATTATAAATTATGATACTACTGGGGGAATGAAGAGTAGTTTTAATATACTTAATACTCAAGGTAAAAATGCATTTGATAATTTAAGGATTACTGCAGATACTGCAAGTGGAGCATTAGGTGCAATTAATAAAGGTGGAATCGCTGCCCCAACATGTCTCAGCATGGGGCAACCATTACTTAAATTTGGAACTAGATTCTATGACATCCCATGCCCATATACAACTGGATCTGGAGAAACATTAAAAGTTTATGGTTGGATGCCATATCAATATTCAGCAAGCAGAAAAGAATCAACAACATTTAATGTGTTTTTGGAAGTTGATGGTGATTTTACTGGTCCTGCTTCATCGGAAGCACAGAATACTGCATTTATTAATAAACTTAAAGGTCTCCCAGCACCAAAACTTTTAGCACCAAGACAGGCAGCTGCTGGAGTTAAGACCTGGAAGTGCACTAGAGGTAATTATGAGGGTAGATGTTTTAGAGCAGGAGACGGTGATATCTCATTTTACCCAGTAGGTGCTGATGAAAATGTATACGATTATACACATTTGAGTGTATATGATGCATATGGAGTCTGGATTGGACAACCATCATCAACCTTGTCTGGTAGTGCTGGAGATTCTGGGGGAAGATATTATTGGTGGTTAGGTGGAGGTTTAGTGACTGGTCTAAAATATACTGGACCTGCACAACCATCTACATCTTGGGATTATTATGTTTATGATGCGTCATCCAACCCAAATGGTATCTTTAGAAAATACACTGGATATGATTTAGATGGAAATGGAGCAGGAGACACTGCAAGATGGACCAATTATATCTACACAATGCCACCATGTGAGGGAATTACAGATATAGATAGTGTGATAGCAATTGATCCAACTCAAGTTGCACTCAATGATGACCTAATACGCATCGGTCCAATCAAAGGAACAGTAACAGTTAAGAATTGGTCTACTGGAAGTGCCCAAGTTTATGCTCAAGCAGTTCAAAATTTAGGCAATCCATACTTCGAATCATGCTTAAACGCTACAAACTAATATGAAAGGAATAACATTACCAGTTGCATTTCATGCTGGATTACCCTGTAGTGGTCATGGGGTATGTATTCCTATGACCAAACACTCGGTTCAACCCTGTTCAACTCCCCCAATACCCAAATCAATCAAGGTAAAGAACCTTACGTGCTGGTGGCCACCGTATCCATTAATACCAATATCACCAGTTACAGTCACAAATGCCCTCGTACAGGTGCATAGACTACCAATTATGCTTTCATTGGACTCATTTATCCCACATCCATCAGTATGTACTAACATTGTTGTATACTTATGCCCATGTGGCACGAAAATTTGCAAAATACCTGTTCCATTTCCATGTAGTGTATTGACCATTGAGGACATGGGTGGTGTCGGGCACGCTAGATTTGTAGTATCAACTACACTTACAGTATGGGCATTGAGGAGACCAGTGGCACGGGTGTTGGATCCTTTGGGTATTGGACCTCGGTTTAGGTCATACCCATGCTCATCAGTGGTTGCATTTGGTGCCCCACTTGTGCTATCATCATAGTAATCCACCAAATATTGGAGAAAAGTTATGGCAAAAGCAAAAATTGGTCTAGTTAAGTCAAATTACACTCCTGGCAAACCAAAAGTTACTGCTCAAGGACGTTCTAAGAACACAAATCTTTCAGCAACTTCACGAAATGGTCGTAAAAAGCGTTATCGTGGTCAAGGAAACTGATAATTTCGCTGATAAATAGTCTTGAGGAGATAGCAACCTCCTTAAAAGTTCTGTTATTCAGTCCTTTTTGTATCTTTTATGGCAATCCATCCAAACCCCGATAGAAATATCGGTTTTATGATGACGGAACATGGTACATCGTGTTTAATTACTGACTATGGAAGTGAAAAACTGTTAAATAGATTAAAATGTTCAACTCCCCCTGATAGAAATTCAAGATGGTGTGGTGGAAAGGGAGGATTTGACGACTTCGTAGAACGATGGCACGAATAATCAATGGCCCGAGAGAGTCCAAGAGCTAGGAAATTCACCAGTAGGGGATATAAAGACTTTAATTTGTCTTTTAAGTCTAATCCCGTTACTGGTGATTTTAGTACGCTAAAAAATGATGAGGCAATTAAGCAGTCAGTAAGAAATATTGTCCTTACAGGTAGGGGTGAAAAATTATTCCAACCTACATTTGGGAGTAAAGTTAGAAGATTGTTGTTTGAAAACTATGATCCATTTGCTGCCGATTCGCTAGCTGATGAAATTACCGTTGCTTTACTTAATAATGAACCACGAATTATTGTAATGAGTATTAGTGTTGATGAAGATCAATATGATATAAACGCATTATCCGTTTATATGGAATATCAAATTGTTGGTCAACCTATTACTAAGAATTTAAGTTTCATCCTCACTAAGGCATAAACAGATGACAGCAGGAGTACCAAGTAGATTAACATCGCTAGATTTCTTTGAAATAAGGGAATCGATTAAATCTTATCTGAGAACAAGAACAGAGTTCACAGATTATGATTTTGAAGGTTCTGCAGCTTCTTATTTACTAGATACCCTAGCATATAATACTTATTATACTGCCTTTAATGCAAACATGGCAGTAAATGAGTTATTCTTGGAGAGTTCAACAATCCGAGACAACGTAGTAAAGATAGCAAAATTATTAAATTATACTCCAGCATCGTACAAATCATCTAGAGCATGTGTTAAAATACAAATCCAAACATCATTAACTTCTGATAATGTATATCCATCATATGTGACACTAAAGGCAGGTGATAACTTTGTAAGTTCAGTTGATAGTGAATCATTTACATTCTGTACCTCAAAAGACGAAATAGAAAAAGTAGATCCTATTACTGGAATTGCAACATTTAATAATTTAATTATACATCAGGGAAATAGATTAACCTATACATACACTGTTGATAATACAATCAACCAAGAATTTGTTGTCCCTAATGCTGATGTTGATACTGATTTACTTGAGGTCTTTATCAAACCATCAGTTCAGTCTAAGGAAATTGACACCTACACCTTAGTAAAAAACATTACAACTTTAGATAATACATCCAGAGTCTATTTTATTGAGGAAATTGAAGATGGTAAATATAAATTAGTCTTTGGAGATGGGGTCATTGGTAGAAAGTTAATTAATGGTGAATATATTATTCTTTCATATGTAAGAACAAAAGGTCCTAGTGGAAATGGATGTAAGTTATTCTACTGTATTGCTGAACTCTATGATTCCGAAAATAGATCAGTTGATCCATCCAAAATACGTATCAATACAATTCAAAACTCTAGAGATGGTGTAGATAAAGAAGATATCACTACCATCAAATATCGTGCTCCAAGGATCTACAGTGCCCAGTACAGGGCAGTTACTGAGCAAGACTATGAAACTATCACCCAGATGGTATACCCCTCTGCAGTGGCAGTTAAGGCATATGGTGGAGAGACCTTAACTCCACCCATTTATGGTAAAGTTTATATTGCAATTAAAACTAAATCAGGAACTCAATTAAATTCTTCAACTAAAAAGCAGATTGTTAAAAACCTGAAAGAGTATGCAATGGCAGCGATTGAACCAGTAATCGTATCCGCAGATGAATTGACAATGAATATTAAGTCATTTGTATACTATGATCCAAATCTTACTACAATTAGTAATACTGATTTAATTGGTAGAGTAATAGGAGTTATTGGACAATACAATGATCAGTCAAACTTAAATAAATTTGGAAATAGAATTGATTATTCAAAACTAAATTGCCTTATTGATACTGCAGACCCATCCATTAGGGGAAGTATAACTCAAATATCATTAACCAAAAAGTATTCACCTGAGATTAATACCAACAACCAAACATGTTTAAATTTTGGTCAACCAATCATTAATCCAAGTAATTTTGTTGGGGCAGGATCAGGATCAGGTACAGGATCTGGAATCACATCTGGGTGTAAAGCACTCTTCAATTCAATTATTAGTAATGAATTTTATGTTGAAGGATTCACTGAAAGATTGATCAATCTAAACTATTCAGATCAACTTGATGCTGGGGTGTTCGTGAGTAATAGTGATGAGGTAATGGTTCCCGTTAGACTTAGAGATGATGGTAAGGGAACTCTACAACTCATAACTACAATTAACTCAAAAACTATTATCCTTAAGGATTCTATTGGTACAGTGGATTATGATAAGGGTGTGGTTTGTTTCGGACCACTAATTGTTACTGGAATAGTTTCAACCACATCAGCGACTGCAGCAACGGCAGGTGCTGCAGGAACTACGATAAATATTACAGTTCTACCTTCTTCACCAGTAGTTACCCCTGCACCAGGTACATTATTGGATCTTTCAATCCCAAATGTTATTCCACAGGATATTACTGTAGATTTAGGAAGTGTTGGTACATTCGATCCATTTACATTATCACCAGCATCTTTAGGATCAATTAATGATTTAAATCTTGGTGAAATCTTAACAGGTTTCCCTGATATTGAAGATCCATCAATCACATCATGCTTCTAGTAAAGGTATAAGACGTTAACAATGAACATCAAAGTATCCGACAGAGTTAAGGAACAGCAACCTCTTTTTATCCAAGAAGAGAACGAAGTCTTCTACAATCTTATCCAAGAATATTATAAATCACAAGAGAAAACTGGTCGTCCATACGATATTGTTAATAATCTTTTAGATTACTTTGATGTAAATCAATATAATGCAATCTCGTTAAACGAATCTACCATTCTACTAGATGACATCGGGTACAACGATGATGTTGTATTTGTTGAGAATATCGTCGGATTTAGACCCGAAGATGGATCTTTCTTAATTGATAAGGAAGTATTCTATTATGAGACGCATACAGAATCACCTCAAGTTGTCTTAACTCCTGGTATTAGTATTTCTGAGTTTAATTCTAGATATCAAGTTTTAGAATCAATTCTACAATATCTTGTCCCCGTTGATGGGCAGATGAGCAATACTTATCCATTGAGAGTTGCTGGCATTCCAGTAACTCCTATCGATGAGGACCATTTAATTGTGTCACTGTATGGTAAAATTCTAAAACCATATATTGATTACAATCTTGATAATAATGATATTGTGTTTACTCAAGCACCTCGTCCAAAAACATCAGATGATGGGGAAGGTGGAACGTATATCAAATATCTTTTAGGATTTGCTCAAAATAATATTCCAGCATTAGATGAAATTACAACCATTCCCAATAGGACAATTTATCCTGTTAATTTAGATGGGGAAGATTATTCGTTAAAATCAGAAATTCTTACCATTGTTACTCTAAATGGAACTCTACTAAATCCATACGAGGACTATGTTTTCACCTCTTCTGACGAAATTGAATTAATACAAGTACCGTCACCAGGTCAAAAGATTAATCTAAGATCTATTGAATATACCGCAAAACAAGTCGGGACGGGTGCTTTTGCTATTTCCAAAATTGTAAATGGGGAATTGGATAGCATTATTGTTAAAGATAATGGATCTGGTTATTCGACAAATTTTGTTCCTAGAGTTCAAATTGAATCTAAGGTCGGAAGATCAGCATCAGCAATTTCTTTAATTGATGGTATCAAACGAATTAATTTACTTTACGGTGGAACTGGATATACAACAGAAAACCCACCTTTAATTGCTTTCACTGATCCACCTGAGGGAGGTGTATTACCAGTTGCACGTGCAAATGTTGACAACTTAACAGGATCGGTTACTAGTGT